AGACCCACGCTGTGCGCGTTGCATTCTTGTAGCCCAACGGTTATTTTGATATCTTGTTATATTTGAACCTTGTTGCATCAACTCGCGTACGCGGATAATTGCAAACCAAAGTGCCATAACACAGTCTGTTGGGTTTTTGGTGTCTGGCTTCCAGGTAATAAGTTGCTGCACAAGGGTCTTTAATCCTTCTGAACCTTCATTACTTGGTATCTCTATTAGGTTGTTGTCTTGGAATCTACCATCTCTAGTATTACCAAAGAGTGTAGCCATAGATGCAACACCAAAAGAAGTGTCCCATTTATTCTTACCAGTAAAGTGCGAATTAAGTTGGCAACCATACTGGGCTAAAAAGTTTCTCAAGTTAGTATCTAAGGCGTAAGCCTTCTGGTGTGCGTTAATTTCAATACGCAACTCTTGTGGGCGATACTTATCAACCCATTCCTCGATAAGTGCTTGAATCTTATCAGGTGTGGGCTCCGTCATATTTACACAGTCCAGAACGTATACACGTCCATCTGCTCTGTTGTAGTTAACTACTACTGCTCCAGTAGCACCTGCCATAGCAGGGTCTAGGCCAATGACGGTATAACCTTCAACATGTTGTGGATGTCCAGGTACTCCTGGCTTTAACGGCCCACGCTTTCGCATTCCGTTGACGCTTCCTGCAACGCAGGTTGGTGAGAAGATTGAATCTTCTTGTACGTCTTCTTGCTGATAAACCATGGCCCATACAGATGGAGCGACCTCAGAGCGACGCTTAAAGAGAGAAGGTCCGTCCCACTTGGGATAAAGTCCGTTCTCAAGCGCATCATCTAAATCATTCTCTTGCTGGTCCGTGGCTGGCCATAGCGTCTTCCAGTTTGTAGGTTTCTCATCAAACTGTAAAACTGCTGGCATAGCACAATATGTGAAAGGTGATTTGCCACCTGTCCATTGGCCACCATCTCGAATCATTTTGTACAAATCTACTGCTGCGACTCGAGTGCCTACAATAATAAGTTTACCGTGGCGACCTAGACGAGTGATAACTTCCTTCTGGAGCCATTCAATTTGCTTTTCCCACTCATGGGCATTAGAACCCATAACAACGTCATCTAGAATGATGAGGTCGGCGCGAGCACCATAAATCTGTGAACCAAAGCCCAAAGCCTGAACTGTAGGGTCCTTCTCGCCAGAATCGCGACCAGTGCCCAAGTATATCATATCAGCAGACCATTGAGTTGAATCTGCCTTATATCCACCATTAGGGCCAAAGGCCGTCTGGAGTTTAATATACCCAGGATGGGAAAGACGTGTCTTAATCGCCCCAAGGAACTTGCGGGCCATACCTTGAGTCTTTGAAACAATAATGACTCGGGTATTCGGATTAGTTACAATCTTGTAGGTTACATAGTTGGTGGTAATCGTAGTGGACTTAGCATGCTCAGGTGGAACATTGATAAGTACACGATTAGGGTCACCTGGCTCATAAGTCATACCAGGCGGTAGCCATCTAGGCTCACGACCTTCAAGTAGGTCTAGCCAATCAAGTTGATGGTCAAAAAGCTTAGAATCTAGGAACTGCTCAGAGAAGTCAGGAAAGGATATCTCCTTAAGGTTAGCCATCTCGGCTTTAACCCCTTTACCTGATAGGCGAGCCTTATCAGATGCTTCCTTAAAGTCGGCATCCTGCATCACCCATTGGCGGAAGGTGGAGTCATTACGTTCCACAGCCGTCATAGCCGCAGTCACCGTAGCGCCCTGTTCTAGGAGGGCTAGCACTTTGGCTTTAGCGTCATCCTTTGAAAGGTTCTGTTTTCCTGGTTTTCTACCCACCGTTAAATCCTGTCCCAAACGTCATAATAACACATCTGCAAAACGGCAGAATTTCCGCAAAATTTATATTATATATTATATATAGGAGTCGCGGAGTCTTAAACGGAGCGACTCCGTAATAATTATATTACATATATAGATGACCCGTTCAAACGGGTCAATTCCGAGCACAGTTGGGAAATGTTTTTCCCAGACTGTGCATCCTATGCGTGATATGTGACGTAAGTCACACATCCCGAGGATGGATTTATATCCATACGAGGGGGGCAAAAATATAACAGAAAAATTTTATGGGACTATATATACAATAAAT